CACCCCAAAGTTTAACGGGTGGCATTAACGTTACGGAAGGCACAACTTTGAGCGTGCCAACCGCGTATCGTTGCGTTCAACTCATTAGCGATAGCATAGGGTCGCTACCTTTTGGTGCTTACCGTGACGATCAACGCCTAGACCCCACACCTGCGATTCTACGACAGCCAGACCCAAACCAGACACGCATGGAAACATTGGGCGCTGCTGTAGGGTCGCTAGCCATGACCGGCAACGCCTATTTTCTACTAGGTAACCCTGATCGCTTCAGTTTTTACCAAACCGCCATACTGTTATCCCCTGACGCTGTGACGGTCCAGCTGCTTAATGATGGGTCCATCATCTATAGGGTGAATGGGAACACATACGACCCGTCAGAGATACTTCACGTTCGGGGCGGTGTTGTATCCGCCGGTAGTATCATGGGCGCTGGGCCGTTACAGTTGCAACGCCGGTCACTGGCGTTAGCGTTAGCCGGTGACGAATCAGCCAGCGAAATGCACGTTAATGGGTCAATACCTAGCGGTGTGATTAACAGCCCTAGCGAATTAAGCCAGGACGAAGCGAAAGAATTAAAGAACGCCTTTATGAAGGCGCACGGGGGACGGCAGAAAAGCCCAGCGGTTTTGAGCGGTGGTTTATCGTATCAGGCCCTGAGCTTCTCCCCCGATGATCTACAACTACTAGAATCACGCCGGTACAGTGCCGAGCAGGTTTGCACCATTTTCGGGGTTCCACCACATCTGATAGGGGTAAGCACAGACGGCAACAGCAAAACCTATTCAAATGTGCAGCAGGATAACAGGGCTTTCGTCACGTACACGTTACGCGGTTACATGTCACGAATAGAGCAATCATTTAGCACGCTGCTACCACGCGGACAAGTCGCCTTATTCGACACCGACGACTACCAAAGGGCAGATAGGCGTGAACGGTTTGAAGCTCATAAAATCGGGGTAGAAGCAGGATGGCTAACACTTGACGAAGTACGGCGCATAGAAGACCTACCAGAAACAAACACAGTTGTAGAGGTGACAGAATGAGCGAGCTAGAAACCCGTACTATCGAATTCAGTGACCTAGAAACACGAAACGAAAACGACGGACACCACATAGTTGGGTTAGTAGCACCGTTTCAAAGTCGTTATGACACGGGGCGCTACATTGAAACCCTATCTAGCAACGTTTTCGACAAGTCAATCAGCGAACGCGGTAACCGCATCCCGTTACTAGAACAACACGACACACAACGCCACCCCATAGGCATGGCCGTCAAATGGGACAAAACCGCAGAAGGGTTAATCGCCGACTTTAAACTAGCAGGCACGGCACGCGGTGAAGAAGCAAGAACGTTAGCGGAAGAAGGCATCGTTACCGGCTTATCAGTAGGCTTCATACCCGTTAGGAACAAAACCACGCAAGTAGATGGCAGGCAGCACATAACACGCTTAGAAGCGAAACTAGACCACGTGGGATTAATCACAACAGGCAGGCAGGCATACCAAGATGCAAGAGTGTTAAGCACTAGAGCTTACGACCCAGACGACGAAGAAATAGTGCCACGCCTAGCCAGATGGCGACACCTTTTAGTTAATCCTTGAAAACGTCACACCAGTGCGTTACACTACGGCTAACATATTTGCGCCGTTGATTACGCCGGTTTGATCAAACCACCTAATCGACACCCGAATAAGAAATTAATCACTTTAACTTTTATTTGGAGAAATAAACTAATGAAACTACTAGACCAACTGGTAGAGGAACGTGCCGAAATCTCAGAAGCGCAGACAGGACTTGTCACACGCGCAGCAGATGAAGAACGCGACCTCACCGAAACAGAAGATACCAACCTTAAAGAATTAGCAACACGGGCAGAAGAACTAGACACCCGAATTGCAGAGTTACGAGCCGTTCAGGTCGCTAACCTGGAAGCAGCTAAACTACGGGCTGAAGTATCTAACACAGATGACACCGAAGCACGAGCAGTCGGCAACGTTGTCGTAACACACGAACCACTAACATACGCACAAGAAAACCGTAACACGTCTTTCTTCTCTGATTTGTACGCCAGCCAAACCGGCGATATCGACGCTTCCGACAGGATCCGCCGACACCGTAAAGAAATGGCCGTAGAATACAGAGATGGCGCAGTCGCCAATTTCTCAGCTCTTGTCGTTCCACAGTACTTGACGGAACTCGCAGCAGAATTAGCCAGGGCAGGAAAGCCAGTAGCTAACGAATGCACGAAACTTCCACTACCACAAGACGGTATGAGTATCACAATTTCAAGAATCACTACCGGCGCTAGCGCAGCAGCTCAAACAGAGAACGGCGCAGTAAGCGAAACGGACATAGACGACACCAGCCTCGTTTGTGATGTCAAAACCATAGCCAGTGGGCAGCAGGTTTCAAGGCAGGCAATAGAACGCGGAAGCGGAGTAGATACCCTTATCGCAGCCGACATGGCAGGCGCTATGGCCGTTACTCTTGAAGATCAGATACTTAACGGTTCTGGTGCAGGCGTAAACCTTTTAGGACTTACAAACGTAAGCGGTACTAACTCAATCTCCTACACCGACGGTTCGCCGACTGTTTCGGAATTTTGGCCGAAGCTCCAAGATGCTATCCAGCAAGTAAATTCTAACCGATTCTTAGGCGCTGATCTCATAATCATGCACCCACGTCGATTAGGCTGGTTAAATTCTGGACTAGATACCACTGGACGCCCCATTATTCTGCCACAGTCAAATGTGCCACAAAATGCTATGGGTACAGGGCCAGCAGCCGGTTACGGAAACACAGGCGTACAAATCGCCGGTATCCCAATCGTAACATCAGGCAAAGTAACCACTACCAGCGGTTCAGGCGGAAACGAAGACGAAGTATATGTAGTTCGTCGTTCTGATCTGCTTCTCTTTGAAGATCCAGGCCAACCAGCGTTCATCCGTATGGAAGAAACCGCCGGTATGAGCTTAACGCTTTCATATGTTAGCTATGCCTATTACGCGGCAGCTATGGGTTCAAGATACCCAACAGGTGTTAGTGTTGTCAGCGGAACTGGCTTGGTAGCTCCGTCATTCTAATTTAAACACGAGTCTTGAGGGCCGTCACTGGTAGCCGGTGGCGGTCCTCACCTCTCAACATTTAAGGAACATTATGAGTCAAGAATTATGGGAAAAGCAGGCAGCCAGCAGGGTGCATAAACCTGAACCTAAAAAAGCAGAGAAAAAAGCACCAGCCAAAAAAGCGCCAGCAAAGAAAAAATAACTAATGGCATACACGGATTTAGCTACCGTTCGCACATATTTAGGAATTCCGAGCAGCGACAGTTCACAAACGTCAGCTATTAACGCGGCCATAGCAGCAGCGCAAGCCGAAATCGACCAAATCACAGGCCGAACTTTCGAAGTACCCTCAGGCGCTACCGCCAAAACGTTCATACCGTACGACGATTACACCGTGTACTGCGACGACATCGCCCAAACCACTGGCTTAATAGTCAAAACAGACACGGGTTTAGACGGAACGTATGACACGACGCTAACAATAACCACAGATTACGTTCTAAACGGCAACAGCGCCCCGTACAGGGTCATTAAACGCGTAGATGGGTCAGCATGGCCAAGAGATCGTTACGGCAGGCCTACAGTCCAAATAACCGCTTTCTGGGGTTACGGCATGGCTATACCAGATCAAATCAAACAATGCGCTTTAGTTATCGCAGCCAGGTTATACCAGCGTCGTAGCAGCCCGTTAGGGTTTCAAGCTGGCAGCGTAGACGTAGGATTTGTAAGAATATCAAGAACAGATCCTGAAGTTATCGCCTTGTTACGGGGTTTGAAGTTACCGGCAGCAGCCTAATGGATTACGACAACATCAGGGCAGAACTGAAAGTTAGGTTAGAAACCGTTTCAAGTCCGCAGGCGTTCGTCACCGTCTACGATTACGTACCCGACTTTTTAACGCCACCCTGCTGCATTATAGTGCCTTCAAATAATGCCATAACGTTTCATGAAGCAATGGGGACCGTAGCAGCAGGATTAGCCACATGCCGGTTCGACATTGTGGTAGCAGCGCAACGGTTTGAAAGCACCAGCAACCAAGAACTATTAAACGATTACCTGGTAACAGTACCGACAGCGTTAGAAGCGGACCAGACCCTAGACGGGGAAGCGACAGCGGTCACGGTCACGAATGCTAGGAACTATGGCCCCCTTAACTTCGCTGACGCTGTATTCTTGGGTGTACAGTTTGATGTAAGCGTGATCGCATGATGTCAAGATATAGGAGATAATAAAATATGAGTAAGTACGAAGTGATTAGCGACAATTTCGCAGGTCACGAAAAAGGCGACACCGTAACAGCTAAGCAGTTACATGGCGTAAACATAGACGCTTTATTAGGCGTTCATTTAAAAGATATAAACCCTACAACTAAGAAGGAAAAATAGAAAATGGCAGACATAGTTTTAACAAATGCCTCAGTCGTTGTGAATTCGGTCGACCTTTCAGCGCACGTTACAAGCGTCGCTATTAACAGGTCAGCAGATGCAGTAGAAACAACAGCGATGGGAGACACAGCAAGAACCTATACGGGCGGTTTAGAATCCGGCACTCTGGATATCACGTTCAATCAAGATTACGCTTCAGCAAAAGTTGAAGCCACTTTATACGGTTTGGTAAATACTTCAACTACCGTTGTGGTTAAGCCAACAGCGTCAGCCGTTGCAGCTACGAACCCGTCGTATACGATGTCGTGTTTCGTGGCCGAATACAGCCCAGTAGATGGCAGCGTGGGCGATTTAAGCACCGTAAATTTGAGTTGGCCTATAAATGGCGCAATCGTAAAGGCAACGAGTTAGTACGATGCTTGGATCTGACATAAGGCTACAAATTACGCCAGCTAATTCAAGCGACGCGTACACAGTGTCAATAAGCCTAAAGACAGCAATATCATTTGAAAGAGAATTTAAAACCACGCTAGCCGGTGCATTCAGCGACAATCCCAGCATTGAGCATATTTGCTGGCTTGCCTGGACTGCTACCCGTGAAAGTGGGCGAGTAGTTAAACTCTTTGACGAATGGGTAAGTAGTGAAATTGATGATATAACACTTTTGGAGAGTGAGAAAGATTTTTTGGACAGCGACACACCGCATATTCAATCGCTAGGCTAGCGCTTATCACGGGGCAACCCGTCACTGATTTGCTGGAGTGTGAACCTTACATTATTAGGGCGCTAACAAAAGCACAAAATGATTTAGTGAGAGAGCAGGAAAGAGCGAACAGGCGAAATGGCTAGAACACCTAAAATGTACGGGCTTCAAGGCGATAAAGAATTTCGTAAAATGATTTCTGTACTAGATTCTAAATTTGATGACCTTAAAGAATTTCACCAAGATTTGGCAGATATTGTTATGGCTAGAGCATTAACGCGAGTGCCTCATAGATCAGGAAAATTGAAAGATACTATAAGGGCTGCAGGAACCAAAACCGCCGGTAGGGTGCGCGCTGGTTTCAAAAGAGTCCCTTACGCTGGCCCCGTTCACTTCGGATGGGCTACACGCCCTAATTTAAGCCAAGGCCATAGGGGTGGCCCGATAATGCCTAACCCGTTCCTATATGAAGCGCTAGACGATAGACGCGACGAAGTTATACAAGCCTATTTCGACAAAGTAGACGAACTCGCACAAATGAGTTTCAGCGAACGTAGGGCATACGACAACCGAAGGCGCAGATAATGGCTAGAAAAGGGTCCATAATAAACGTTGTTATAGCCGGAGATAGCAAAAAACTACGTAAATCACTGGGGAACGCTAAACAATCACTAGGCGATTTTAGTAAAAAAGTCGGCCAGATATCACTTGCTGCCGGTGCAGCGTTCGCAGGTATAGGCGCTAAATCCATAGGACTAGCAGTAGATTTTGAAGAATCACTATCAAAAGCACAGCAAATCTTCGGTGACGCAGCGAAAGGCATAGAAGCCAACGCCAAAGGCGCAGCCAGCGCCGTAGGACTATCCCAAGCAGAGTTTTTAGAAGCAGCTAGCAGTTTCGGCGTATTCGGAAAAGCAGCAGGATTAACCGGCGGTGATCTAGCCACATTCTCAGATGACCTGGTAACAGTCGCAGCCGACGTAGCGAGTTTTAATAACTTGAAACCTGAAGAAGCATTAACGAAACTTCAGGCAGGGTTACGCGGTAGTAATGAACCGTTGCAATCTATCGGCGTGTTAATTAACGCAGCAGGGGTAGAAGCGAAAGCGTTAGAAATGGGACTAGCCGACGCGAACGGGGAAATAAGCGAAGGTAACAAGATCATGGCACGCCAAGCCTTAATCCTAGAACAATTAGGGAAACAGGGGGCTTTAGGAGATTTCGAGCGTACTTCAGGTGGGTTAGCTAACCAGCAAAGAATCTTGACGGCACGGTTTAAAAACTTAGGGATAGCGTTAGGCAAAATTCTTTTACCCATAGCGGAAAAAGTAAGCAGGGTAATTAGCAAACTTTTAACCTTTGGCGAAAAACTATCAGTAATGTACGGCGAGAAAGGTTTTAAGGGAACAGTTAAAGAACTAGGCAAACAATTACTAAAATTATGGACTCCACTCAAAAAAGGCATTAAAACCATAACCGTCAAAACTGTTAAGGCTTTAGGAAAACTAGCGAATAAATTCGTAGATTGGATACGCCCAAAAATACGGCCAATGCTCAACAAATTACTAGAATGGGTGCAGGCTATCGGCAACTTCATACTAGAAAAATTGCCTTTAGTAGCTGGCAAAATCGGGCAACTAGCCGCAGCGTTTCTTGAATGGGTAGGGCCACTAGCCAAAAAATTATTAGTGAAATTACCCACAATAGTAGCAACGATAGTTGAATGGTTAGCGACGAAAGCCATCCCCAAAATTGTAGAAGCAGGGCTTAAACTAGCTGAACATTTAGTACCGGCGCTTCTATCTTTCGGCAAAGACGTTTTAGACGGTGTGGGCAGCATTATCGGGCAAATCGGCGGTGCTATAGGTCGGGGTTTCGTTAATATGGGATCCTATGCGTTAGATGAAGCAGGCGCATTCGGTAACAAGATTCTAAACGCAATAATGAGACCCATTAATTTCATGGGCGACATGGTAAAAAGTGCTTTAGATGTAGTAGTAAACACTTTCAAAGCCGTCTACAACGCATTAGCGGATCTATGGAACAACAGTATAGGAAAATTCTCTGTTAAAGTACCTGGCTGGATTCCTGAGATAGGCGGAAAAGGTTTCGACATGCCAGACCTACCGTATTTAGCTGAAGGTGGGATCGTCACCAGCCCGACTTTAGCGATGATCGCTGAGGGCAACGAACCAGAAGCTGTTATCCCGTTATCTAAAATGTCCTCTATGGGTACTACGAACATAACCGTGAACATGCCCGTAGGTGCAAACGGTGAAGACATAGTACGAGCGTTAGAACGCTACACACGACAGCAAGGCAACCTACAACTACCAGTTAGCAACACGGTCAGGCGATGACAGTAACCACAGCGTGGGTCATTCAAGGCATGACTATCGACAGTGGTAGCGTCGTTTTAGAGAACTTCACGACACGCACGCAAGGCCTGAGCATACGCCAAGAAGCACAAATCGGCAGATTTGGCACTAGTCACGGGCGACTACAATTAGATAACCAAGACAACGCCCTAACACCGGCAGGCGGTGGCAGTCTCCAAAATTATGACTGGTTTAACGCCGTCTACAAATTTAAGGTACAAAGCACGTTAGGCGGAAGCACATCAGAAAGCGACGTTTGTTTCATGGTTTGCACAGATATACGTTTTGACGATGACGGCACACGCTCAGTAGCAATAATGACACTAGCAGACCCGTTCATATACGCTGCACGCGACCAAGTAACAGCAATTAGCCTAAGCAGTCCCGTCTACGACTCACTAGACGAAATTATGCTAGACATAGTAAACGGTTACAGTAGCGGAGGGGACACAATAACCGCCGTAGCCTTCCCACGTTTCGCCGCCGCCGCAGATTCACAAATGACTATCGAGCGAGGCAACAACGACATAACCGTAACTGCACCAGCAAACGACAACGACATAGGATACACCGGCAAATTACAAACCCTGCAAAGCGGTAGCGCACGGGACTACATTAACAACCAGGTGTTACCTACTGGGCCTAGTGTTGCGTTCCCCTCAAATGTGACTACATCGGGTTCAGGCGCTAGTACAAAGTTTGATTTTAACGCTTTCTATATTAACCGTAAATTAACTAGGGAAACTGTAGGCGGAAACGACAAATTTAAAAAATATGTGTTCAACGAGAACGGAAGCGCAGGCGTGTACCCGATTATGTTCGCTTCTACACAATTTAACAGCGCAGAAGTTAGCAATCAGGCAACGGTACAGGATCAGGGCGCAAGCGGTGACGCAGTTGTAAGCAACAACAGCACTAGCCAGCAGGGTTTAGGCGTGCGGTCAGTTAATTACAATAATGTCATATTGCCACAAGCGACACCATCACAGACAGCAAAAACTAATGTAGCGGAATGGTGGACAACACGTTTTGACACGGTTAGTTTCGTAACGCAACAGATAACGACAACACTAGGCGCTATTGAACCGCATATAGATACCAGTTCACAAAACACTAACTTTACTGATTTATTGAGCGGCGACGATTGCCTTTGGACCTACGCAGAAGTAACTTTGACACCTACGGGCGCTAGTAGCGCCAAAACGTATAAATGTGTCATAGTTGGGCGTTCGATTGATGCAACGCCGTCAGATACTAGAATAACTTTTGATCTTGTAAGCGCTATAGATAACCAAAG